ATGATGATAAAGGTAAAGCTACTACTGTAACACAGGCAGAATTTACCAAAAAGTCTTGACAAATAGATTAATTTAAGCTATACTATACAAAAGAGGAATATTAATGTTTAAGAAAGCGGCAGTATTTACTGACATACACCTTGGTATGAAATCAAACAGTCGATTGCACTTGCAAGACTGTGAAGATTTTGTAGATTGGTTTATTGTTCAGGCAAAAGCTAACGGTTGTGAGACTGGTATCTTTTGCGGTGACTGGCATCATAATAGAAACACTATTAATGTGCAAACACTGGACTCAACTACTAGGTGTCTTGAAAAACTAGGAGCGGCTTTTGAAAAGTTTTACTTCTTTGCAGGTAATCATGATTTGTATTATAAAGACAAACGTGATGTGTATAGTGTAGAGTTTGGCAAACACATTCCGGGAATTACATATGTTGATGAGATCTACGAAGAAGATGACGTTGTACTCGTTCCTTGGTTAGTTGGTGAAGAGTGGAAAAAAATTCCTAAAATTAAAGCCAAGTATATGTTTGGACACTTTGAGCTACCTAGCTTCTATATGAATGCTATGGTGCAAATGCCCGATCACGGTGAACTTAGAGCTGAACACTTTGAACATCAAAAGTACGTGTTTAGCGGGCATTTTCATAAACGTCAAAAACAAGGCCAAGTTCATTATATGGGCAATGCATTTCCTCACAACTATGCCGATGCATGGGATGACGATCGAGGAATGATGGTCCTCGACAAGGAAAATAATGGAGAACCTGAATATATTAATTGGGAAGATTGCCCTAAGTACCGTACTGTTAAACTTAGTCAACTCTTAGATCAAAAAGAAACTCTTTTAAAATCTAAAATGTATCTTAGAGTAACACTCGACTTACCTATTAGTTACGAAGAAGCAAGTTATATTAAAGAAACGTTTATTAACAACTATAACTGTCGAGAAATTACACTTATTCCTAGTCAAAAAGATGAAGAAATACATACTGATATTGACATTAGTACATTTGAAAGTGTAGATCAAATTGTTACAAAAGAAATATCTGCAATTGATACGGAAAGCTACGACAAGAAACTATTATTAGGAATTTATAACGAACTATGATAAAGTTTAAAGATCTCACAGTTAAGAATTTTATGAGTGTTGGTAATCAAACTCAAGCAGTTGCGTTTGATAAGCAACAACTTACTCTTGTACTAGGTGAAAACTTAGATCAAGGCGGTGATGACAGCGGAAGTCGTAATGGTACTGGTAAAACTACTATTATCAATGCACTTTCGTATGCATTATATGGCCTTGCTTTAACAAATATTAAACGTAATAACTTAATTAATAAAACTAATAATAAAGGCATGCTTGTTACTTTGTCTTTTGAGAAAGATAATAAAAAATATAAGATTGAACGCGGTCGTTCTCCTAATGTATTAAGATTTTTTGTTGACGGTCAAGAGCAAGAAATGACAGACGAGTCTCAGGGAGATAGTCGAAAAACACAAGAAGAAATTAGTCACTTACTCGGTATGACTCATAATATGTTTAAACATATTGTTGCGTTAAACACATACACAGAGCCGTTTTTAAGTATGCGAGTTAATGATCAAAAAGATATTATTGAACAGTTACTCGGTATTACAATCCTTAGTGAAAAGGCAGAAAATCTTAAAGAACAAGTAAGACAAACAAAAGATGCTATTACAGAAGAGACATTAAAAATTAATGCTATTCAAGGTGCAAACGAAAAAATTGGATCTACTATTGAAAGTTTACAACGCACTCAACGTGCATGGAGTTCTAAGAAAGAGCAAGACGTTGGAAAACTTCAATTAGGCATTGATCAACTAGAACATTTAGATATTAACGCAGAATTAGAAGCACACGATAAATTAACTAATTGGTCAAAGCACAACAACGCCATTTTAGCTCTTAAAAAAGAATTAAGTACGCTTGAGCCAGCACTAGTACGTGCAGACAAGTCAATTGAAAAGGTAAAAAAAGACGTTTTAGAATTAGAAGATGCAACTTGTTATACGTGTGGGCAAGAACTACACGCAGACAAAAAAGCAGAAATTTCTTTACGTAAAAGTAAAGAACTCGAAGATGCTATTGCATATCAAGCAGAAATTGCTGTAAAAGCAAAAGATGTTATGCAAGGGCTTGAAGAAATTGGTGACATTAATGGCAAACCTACAACGTTCTATGAAACTGCAAAAGAAGCATTTGATCATCGACAAAACGTAGACGGATTAAAGCAAGCATTATCTAGTAAAGAAAATGATGCTGATCCGTATCAAGCACAAATTGACGAACTAAACAATAGTGCTATGCAGGAAATTAATTGGGGGGCAGTTAATGACTTAACAAGTCTTAAAGAGCATCAAGACTTCTTGTTAAAACTATTAACAAACAAAGATAGCTTCATTCGTAAGAAGATTATTGATCAGAATTTAGCATACCTAAACAACAGACTTACTAACTATCTTGATAAGTTAGGTTTACCGCATCAAGTTGTATTCCAAAACGATTTGAACGTTGAAATAACACAACTAGGTCAGGATTTAGACTTTGACAACTTATCAAGAGGTGAACGTAATAGACTTATACTTGGTATGAGCTTTGCGTTCCGTGATGTTTGGGAAAGTTTATATCAAAATATTAACTTGTTGTTTATTGACGAGCTAATTGATAGCGGCATGGACACAGCAGGCGTTGAAAGTGCATTAGGAGTTCTTAAGAAAATGGGAAGAGAGCGTGACAAAAACGTTTATCTTATATCACACAAAGACGAATTAGTAGGAAGAGTTACACATGTTCTTAAAGTAATCAAAGAAAACGGATTTACAAATTATGAGAACGATGTAGAAGTACACAATGAATGATGATACACACGACAAATTAACTAAAGCCTATATGGCTTATTATAAGGCAAACGAGAAGTTTGAGGCAAGAAACTCTGTACGGACTCATAGAGAGTCAAGAAGATGGTTAAGAGAGATACGCTCTCTTGCTAAACTGCGTATGGATGAAATACACGACAAGCATAATTCCAAGACTTAGGCATAATAACACAGGCATCGGTAAGTACTTGATGCAATGGACTTATCAAGGTAACACAATAGACGAACTTCCAGAAGGTTGTGAAGCTTTTGTATACCTGATAACAAATAAGTCCAATGGCATGATGTACGTAGGCAAAAAACTAGCAAAATTCAAAGTAACAAAGAACCCGCTCAAAGGCAAAAAAAACAAAAGACGTAGTACTAAAGAAAGTGATTGGAGAGATTATTATGGCTCCAGTGATAGACTTAATGCAGACGTTCTAGAGTTAGGCGAAGAACATTTCACAAGAGAAATTATTCATATTTGTCCTAGCAGAGGCATCGCAAGTTACTTAGAGGCACGGGAACAGTTTGAACGCAGAGTACTCGAAACAGATGATTACTACAATGGTATCATTAATGTTAGAGTTGGTGGATCAAAAATTCTCAAAGAGCACTTACAGGCAAACCATTCCAACACATAAGGTTGGCGGGCCAGTTTAAATTACCGCTGTGGAAAAAGCTCTCGTATAGAAGCACACGTACATATTGATTGACACACCAGAGTGTGGAAGCCATCAAACAAATTGGGCTCACAAGTTGATATAGATTGCATTGTTGGCAGTCGAAAAACACAACATAGTTCATAAAAACCCTTTAGCACTAGGAACGAAGCGGGGGATAGCTGTAAAAAGCGATGTCGACGGAGGATGGGAAAGGTCAGAGCCCATTGAACTTGTGTATAAAAAATTACCTCTTTCCAATGTCTTGGCTGTGGCAGACTCACATGAAGTTTATCATTAAGACGACGGGGCTAGAAATAGTTCCGTCTGACTGAAACAATCTACATGAAGCAATTACATTATTACATACGTAATAATGTTTTATATTATTCATACTAATTGCTTTTAATCACATGTATATCACAAACGAAGTGTAAGTAGTTTGAGCGTTAGCGATAACTTGTGTTAGCGTAGCTAACGCATAAACAATAAATATAATATTAAAACAAACTTTAATTATTCTTTAATGATGATAATCGTTTAAAAAGTATAAATATTACTAATCGGGAGTAAGAAACATGAGAGTATTTGATGTATTAACTGAATCTAAAAAAATTGATTCTAAAGTTGATGAAGGACCATTACGATTTGCAAAACGTACATTGGGCAAGAACACAGCTAGTGGTAAATCCGCACAGCTAGATGTTGAAATTGAACAAGAAGCAAAAAACATCTTTAAAGACTTTTATGCTATTTCAAAGAACTCTCCAAATGGAGAAATGACAGCACAAGCACTAAGTAAATTTTTAGTTAACAAAGGCTTTGTTAGTTCACCAAAAGCTGTAATGGCATATATTAATGCAGATCCTGGTTTTAGTAGGACAGCCGCTAAAGCTGGTAAAAAAATAGCTAAAGTCGGGGCAGTAGCAACTGGAGCAGTAACTGGAGCAGTAAAGTCTGGTGCTAGTAAGGTAGTTGGTGCGGCCAAGGCATTAAAGAAACGAGTTACTCCTCAAGACACTGGTATTGGTAAAACTGGAAATACAAAGTTAGCCGCAAGTATGTACAGCGAAGCTTCAATTATGGAAGCTGATGCAGTTCTTAGCAAAGGCCTTGCAATGAAAGCTATTAAGAAGTTTGTTCAACAAGGTATGGCCGCGAACGCTGGCAAGGGTTCTACAAAAAGTGCTTATGCTGATAACAGTAGTAGTACTGACAATGATAAACCTACAAAAAGTACTGACAATAGTAAATCTACAAAAAGCGGCGGAAAAG